TAATCATATTATATAAATCAGATTTGTCAAGAATGACATCATAATTTTGAAAATAATTAAGAAGTTCATCTACCGTATATTGGTCTGGGTTTATTTCACCCGAGTCAACATCGTCCTTCAACTGATTAGTTAAAGCAACAATTTTGGTAATTTCAGCACTATTTTGATCAAACTCAAAAAGATACATTGATTATCTCTTTGGACGGCCCGCACCACTAACGTTCTTTTCTGGCTTCTCTGCTGGTGGGGCAGCATTAGGAATAGGGGGAAGTTCAGAATCAACATCCATGTCCATGTCCATATCAGCATCAAGTGCATCTTCGTCATTATCAAGATCAGCACCCATTTCATTATCCATATCTAAACCAAAATTAGCATCACCTTTTCCGGTAATTGTATTAAGTGCACCCTTTAAATTTGTCTGTGTTTCTTGTAATGCGGTGTTCAGATTTGATAATGCTTGTGAAACCTGAGAATTAAACTGCTGACTTTCATTCGGACCAATCTCGGATTCAATAGAGTCTGATAGTGCTGGTAATTCTTTAACGAGCATATCGCTTACTTCTTCAATCATTTTCTGAACTGAATCAATCATATCTTGTGCAGCAAGAATTACTTGTGACTTTTCTACTTCTTCGTTCTCAAAAACAATTCTTGGTTTAGGCATTGAATTTAAATAATTCATATGTGATGCCAATGCCTGTTCCATAAACACAAGTTTCATATGAGTTGGATTTGCATGATTTTTGTGAAAGTTGTGTGAGTTTCTGGATTCATTAATCAAACCACGCACTTTCCTAAGCATAGTTGCAGTCTGAGACTTATTCAAGCTGGATGCATTGAGATTGTATGCAAAATTTTCTCTCAATGCTCTGCTTGCTACGTTTTTATTGTTTAGCTCATTAAGTTCCATGTGTTCTAACTCTTTCGTTTTATCATGTATTTATCTTAGATATCTGTTTTTTTGTCGGTTTGTTATAAAACGACATTCTTGGATATGCTTAGACTTATTTATATGTAGACGGATTTCATCTAACATTAGATTCTTTTTTAATATTGCTTCTTCTATTTTAATGGCATACATCAGTTTTGTTGAAGAAGTCAGCGCATTGTCATGCAATCTTAAGAAATTTTCAATATCAACATTTATACTGGCCAGCCTCATATCCAGCGAAATTATTCGCTTTGCCTCATTAAAGTTTTTAGAGTTATGAAGTGTACACCACGCCGTAGCATTAATTAATGTTGAGAACTCATATTCTTCTGTGTGTTTGGAAGTGAATGCCAAATAATTGCCATTCTTGTTTGGTAGTATGGTATATTTCCCAAACAAAGAGTATTTACCTTGTGAATCACAAGTAATCAATACTTCACTGATATCAGAACTTAATTCATTCTTAAAGAACTCATCTAGTTTTGCTAAAAATCTCATATTACCTCAAAATAAATATTTTTTAGTTCGTCTGTTATATCTAGAAAAGCAGGCATCTTATCAATTTGTGTTCTGTCAAGTATCATAGGAACACCTTCGCAATCTTTATATAATGCCCCAAGAGGAATTATACCATTCTCAAACACACTGCTATGGTGAACTTCAAATTCAAACTTCCAGCAGTTAAGTAATTTATCTTCTACGTGTTCATATAAGAAACCAAACTTTTTAAAAGTATCTTCGGTTAGTTCTAGTTTTATTGGAGTTTTTATTAATTCTGGTTGTGATCTTAATGATATTACTTGCAATAAGGTATCAAAATTACACTGTGTATTACGTTTTTTTACCCAATTTTCTATATCATCTTCATTGGGTTTTGATCTATTCAGAACCCCTGTCTGTGTGATATCAAAAAGAGTGTAACAAGAAATCCGATGTGACATACTGTATTTAGGACAACAAAAAACCCGAGAAGAATTCTCGGGTTTCTCGTTTTAGTAGTAAACGTTAAAATTAAACGTCAGAACCAGAAATGAAGGTTGCGCCTGCTGCAACAGTTGAACCTACTGGCCATGCTGGACCAGTTGATGACAATAGAGCAGTCTGTAGAGTAGAAGCAGTCCATGCGCTAGCTGGATATACACCTACTGCAAGGGTGTTGTTGGTTGCATTACCATACTGATAAAGCATGACGGTTGCAAGCTGTTCAATGGTTTGGATGCCCTGTGCAACCTGAGTTGTAGTCAAAGCACCATTAGCGGTTGCAGTGAAGAAGTCAAGCTTTGGACCCTGTGGCTGAACTGCAACGTTTGGAGATACAGCATTAAGACCAGCATTGGTGTATGCTGGGGTATCCATGTGCATTACTGGTAGAAAGTCACCATTTACTTTTGTGAACTGTGCCATTTTGTTTTTCCTTTAAATGTGTGAGCCTGTTGCTCATAATATTATTTATCAAAGTGTAACAAAAAAGGCGTTTTAGCTTATTTTCCTTGAAGATTTTGACGGGAAAACCCTAATCTATCAACAAACTTCAAACCATGAGAAACAAATCCTTCTTGAGACTGTTTCCCATTAGCAAGATACCCACGAATCGGGCTATTTTGCGCGGCATTATTCAACTGATTCACGATATCCATCTTGAGATTATATAATGCTGCCCAAATCTTGAATGCTCCTATGATATCTTGTTTATGTTGATTAAGATATTCTGCTATCTTGGCTTTCATTTTTGGTGACATGTTTTTAGCTTCAACAAAATCCATGAAATCTCTTGCAAGGTTAGTAAGACTTCCTGATACTATCTTTTTGTTTACAAATACGGTAAACAACTGACTAAAAGTCTTTTGTGATTGTGGCGCATTAGTCATTAGTTCTTTAACTTGATTGCCATATTTTAATAATGCATCTTCAGCTATTTTCTTTAAGTTCTCATTTAGTTTTAATTGCGGTGTTATTGGCATCTTGCATGGTAATATCGCAATATCTGATGCATTCTGTAAATTTCCAATTGTACCATCTAATGATACTGCTTGATCAGTTGACACGGCATCAGCCGGAATAAACTGATGCACAGCAATACCAGCGCGTTTATTTGTTAGTAGTTTTCCAACATCACTATTTACGTCAACTTCGTATTCAATACCGTTTGGATTTGCTTTAAACCTATATATACCAGAACGATCTACCAGAGGGCGACTAAACAATAAGTCACCCCAATAATATCCGTTTCCTGCACGATCATCTTTTTCAAGGCCATTCCAGATTTCATTGATTATAGCATGCAACTCGTCGCGATTTACTCCACGCTCACTATCATATTGAGAAAAATCTTGAGGACTAAATATTTGGCGGCCCGATCCATCTTTTTTGTTGAACATGTGTTTGTCCATTATGGAAAAATTTCCATCTGATCCGCGACCAAAAATAATTGCTGGATAACCGTCCCATTTAATTGTAATAGCTTGTGGGTTCTGAACAGTAGCAATAATTGAATCAATTGCGTTTCTTGCGCCTTGCTCGTCGTGAAGAAATACCAAATCCTCGGGATGATCCAAATGACCTTTCCCTTCAACAATCACTTTGTTGATTGTTTCCATTTTTGTTATTAATTCACGGATATCGTTCATTTTTTTCCTTGCATTTTGGAAACATATTGATTAAAAAGTTCTGGTTTATTTTTTCTAATCATGTCAAGCTGATCAACAAATTGCTTATCAGACCCTCGTGAACTAGAAGATGGGGTAGATGATCCGGTAACACCAAAATCGGAAATATTTCCTGTTCCTGATACTGATCCCTGTTTTGTGGCACTGACCGCGTTTTGTGCTCCTCTTGCATTTACTGATCCTGAAATGGCATATGCGGCTTTAGCCAATTGTTTAATTGCAGCTTTTCCACCGTCTCTGCGATAAGAATTTTCAATATTCTGGATCAATTGCATTACTTTAGTCTCGTATTTTTTCCAGTTCACTCCCTGCATATAAGTATTAAACCACTCAAGCATATATTGTGCAATGGTTTCTACTTGCTCTGTTGGTTGTGCGCCTGCCTCTAAAATACTTTCAAATATCATATTTAAACGGTCATAATCGTAATATTCTTTTACTTGCTTATTTGTTGGTTTTTTGTATCCAATTCCACCAGATGTAATACCTCCACTAGCTGGTGCCGGTTGTCCGGGTTTTACATTAGCAGTAACATTACTATTTTTATTAACTGTAGGAGCAGACAACGGATTAGCTGTTGGCGTTGCTGATCTGACACTACTAGTATTTGCGTTTTGATTATAGCCAATTCCACCAGATGTAATGCCTCCTCTAGTCGGTGCTGGTTGTCCCGGCGTTGTATTGGCAGTAATCGTGTTTCCTCTGTTGACCACTGGTGCAGACAACGGATTAGCTGTTGGCGTTGCAGCTTTAACATTGCTAGGACTTACATTTCCATAATAATTAGCTGGTTTTGCTGTCTTAGGTTTTTTCTGTGCTTGTGTTGGCTGCGTGGGTGGTTGTTGTTGCGATGCTGGTGTTGATACTGGGGTTGATGCTGCAGATTGTTGATTTGCTGAAGTTTGAGCATTTACATCAACAATGCCACTCTTAACAGCATTTTGCAGAGATGTCAATGCATCATTGTAGAAATCTTTGAAAAATAAATCTTGGGTAAGCTGTTCTTTAGAACCTTTTCCAGTGAATGCTCCTTTAATTGCTGATACTGCTGTATCACCGACAAGAGCACGTGCTGCGCCTCCTAATGCATCACCAAGTCCTTCATTTGTTTGAGGAGATTGCTTAAAATCATTTATTTTCATTTTTCTTCCTTATTGACTTAGAAAATCTAGTTTGGTCTTTACTCTTGATTGCACTAAGTAATTTTTTTTCAAGCAATTCGGCCTTCTCCGGGGAAAAGTTCTTTTGCATCAACTCAATTAAATTGATCGCGCTAGTTATAATATTGGAAGCACGGGATTCAATGATGTGATTAATATCACGTGTGTCTCCATATGTTTGTAATTCTTCCAAAAGGCTTTTTGTTTTTTTCTGCATAATAGTAAAGACCCTATAATTGTATTTAGTATAACTGTCAGGTTTTCTTGAGGGAACTGAGCATTGCTTTTAGTTTTGATCCCTGAACATCACCGATCACCTTGGCCGTTTGTTCTTCGGTTTTCAGTGATTCTTGAAATGATCCAACGTGGCTTGTATTTCTGATTTGGCCCATGATTTGATTTGCACTTTGTTGCGGTCTTTCTTCTGATTCGGGGTCTTCATCCGTTATTCGCATTGTTTCAATATTATATTCTAAGTCAATTTTATGACCAACACCAGTAGAGCTACGCGATTTCATACATTGAATCTGATACTTTCCGCGTTCACGCATGCTTCTGCTGGTGAAGATACCAAACACATAGTCAGCCGTATTAATCTTTGAAATACCGCCTGCTATATGACTATGATCAAATTCAATTTCTTCTACCGCACTTCTATTCAACTGTGACGCAGTGACCATTAATATGCCCAACTCTTTTGCAAGGTTGCGTAGTTCTTCTGAGACATACTTGTCTTTAATGAACTGATCATTCGGATTGACTTTAACTGAAACTGGCATAACCAAATCTAGATAGTCAATCATAACAAAGTCAATTTTGATCCCTGTCTGAATCTGGACTTCTTTCAGATAAGCACGGATATCATTTACATTGCTTTGTGCTGGTAAACCTTTAACACGATATTGGCCAGACTTTTTAGCAAGCATTTTTACTTTGAGTTCTGCGGTATCCATATCTCTACGGATGTCCTTGGTGCTCATGTTTGTAAGCATGGCATCAGTACGAAGAGAAGTAAGTTCTTCTGAGAGTTCTAAGGTGATATAAACACCGCTCAAGCCCATTTGGAGCCAATTGAGGGCGATGTTCATCATGACCAATGATTTACCCGATCCTGAACCACCAGCAAAGATGTTCAGTTCTCCACGAGACATGCCTCCATACATTACTCGGTCTAGTTGCGGCCATCCAGTTGATACTTGACCACCAGCGTTGAAATATCTGTTAAGTCTTTCTTTAGGGTCAGCAAAGTAGTCAGTGCCCATATCACGCTGCAATGATATCTGAACTGCATCTTTTACCAATTTCTCAACTGGATTAAAGTCACCCTTTTCTAAGAGGTCTGCTGCTTTTAATATTGCACGTTCAAGTTCTTTTCGTTTAGTGAAGGATTCAAATTCTTCAAGAAACCAATCATAGTGACCAGAATCAAGTCCTTCAATCGTATCAACTTCTGTTCCTGTTGTGGCTCTGATTTGAATTGGATCGGGCATAACACTATACTTACTAGTATGATCCATCAAAAATTTAGCCACAGGTCTTAATGACCGATCAAAATTTTCTGGATTCATGATGTTCATAACACGAGTATAAAGCTCTGCGTTAGTAACCATCATTCTAAGAAATAAGGTTTGGATATCTACATTATGTTCTGTTATCATTTCTTCTTATCGCTAGTTGAATTTTAATTGGGCTGGTAGTTGCGTTTTGTAGTATACTTAGCAACGTTGGGAGCTTTCCATATTTTACTACAGCATCATTTACATCTTTAACGTCATCGTCCCATTTTGGGATACTCACTTTAAACCCAAGGTCTAGGGCCTGCTCACAAATAGCTAACCCTGATTTATCTTGGTCTGGCACTATAATTATGGTACGATTTAGATTTCTTAATAAATCAATCTGTGTCTCATTAATAGTATTGGAGGTTAATGCACAGCCATCAATGCTTAATGCATCAAGAACCCCCTCCACTACTATACACGATTGCCAATTTGATTTCTGATAATCATACCCAAATAGATATCCTTCCTGTTGATCCTTTATATACTTTGGGACGCGATTATCTAGATATCTACTTATATGCCCAACAATTTTGTTATTGAATGTATATGGAATGATAATTCTGTTTGAGTTTCTTCCATTATCATTTGGTGTTACCATATATGGATAGTCTTGATGATTCAATCCACGCCTATTAAGATAATCAATAAAAGCCCGATGTTTTGGATTGTCTTCATCAATTAGTTCTGCCTTAGGCAATGGCACTTCGTTGAATTTTATTTTTTTCTTTTTCTTTATTGTTTTAGTAAGATCAAGTATGTCTTTATGTTTTAGGCTTTCTAGATTCCACTGAATAATCCTAGAATCATCAATTCCAAGCCATATTAGAAGTGTTTTTGTGTTACCGCTTATCTGCTTGCCTAAGGTGAAAGCACACTTAAATCCACAATTAAAACAATGATATGTCCAATTTGTTCCTTCGGATATTTTTATGCCGCCTCTCATACGACGATCAGGATTATGCCCACGATGATGACAGCACACGGCATTTACACTTATCCATCCACTGGAAGTGTGTTTTTTCTTTCCTGGAATTAAAGATAGGATATCAAACATTGTCAATATTGTAACATACTTGACGAAAAAATCAAGTATTATACTATGTTAGCGATATAAAATGTTTGTAACAGAGCCATTGTTACTAGTAAAGGCCATACGAATATATGGGTGATAACCAGTAACCACGTATCCAAATGTATCAGATACGTTAGAGTAAGTGGTTGTGGTAATAGGATACCAATCAGCATCAACTTGACATGACCCTTCAATCAACACATCACCTACAAATTGATCATAGGTGGCCTGTAGAGTCAAGACTGGATTATTGTTGGTACTTATAACACTAGTATAATATGTGTTGGCATTTGGTAATTCTATATTGATGTTTGCATCATTGACATTGGGGAAACCCTGTCCAGTGGGTATGGATACCTTACTTGAAGGCACAAATGCTGGGAGCACCGAGTTTACAATATTAAGGTCTCCACGCGCACCTGCATTTTGATCTACGAATACTGGATAATTTAAATCCCCAACAGGAATTTCAAGAGAATAGTAGCACTTCTGTGCATCAATGTTAGTAAGGTCTGCTGCCCCAACATCTAATGTTGCTATTCCAGTCAAAGGAAGTTTTAGATTTAAGGTAGAAGCCAATAGTATTTCATTGCCGTCATAGCTTATGATTCTGCAGGTAATTGCCATGCCTGTAATATCAATTGGTTTTTGCTCCTGATTCAGGAACTGAAATTGAATCTGATTGTCAACTCCTTTATTAAGAGTTAAAGTTTTACTGTATTGAGGCATATATATCCTTGTTGAAAAACCTGACGGTAGGATAACAATCTGTCGCTGAATATACACAAAAACTGAAGTTGCATATGACATACTATAATATTATCCTTTTCATTCTGTATTTATTCTACAAAACGAAATATAGATATATGTCATTTTTAAAATGATATTAATGTGTTAATCAATAATAAATACACTATGCCTACAGATGACTCACTTCCATTTTTCAACAAGCTTTCAGAAAATTACCCGTTTCTGTCAATATGTGCCTATGCATCACAAGATTACGTAGGCATTATCCAAAACCGAGATGACATGGTAACAACCATATATGATTATGGGTCAATCGTTGAAAGTGAATTAAAAGCAAAATTTTTAGAGTTAGGTGAGGTGTGGTGGTGGGAATCAAACAGAACTAT